GTGAGTCATCTGCATCGGCAATCTCAATGATCTCCCCGGCCATGAACTCGGTGCGCAGTTCCTGAGCTTCATCAAACAGGGACTTACGAGTTGGGTCTTTTTTGATCCACCGGTAGAAGTCGTTGTAGTCGATGTCACGCTGGTCATCCCGCAAGACCTGTGACAGTGACTTGCCGTGGGCAATCGAGTCGATGGCACGCATGAACACCTGCTCATACTGAACAAGTACGAGTGCTTTGCCTTCGGGTGAAGGCTTAGGAGGCGCGGGGTCCAGCCAGTCTGGTAGCAGTGTGTCATCTGCGCCTACGGATTGAGAGTTCGAGTTTTCCATAGTGGTACTGAGTCTATCACTTGGGGATGGGACGTGGGTGCTGTGGGGTTTGTGGGGTTGTGGAGCAAGTGGTACTCGGAATCAAGTGGTACTCGGAATCAAGTGGTACTCGGATTACGTGAACCCAATGGGTTTGGGATTACTTGAAAAATTTTAAAAATTTTGTCTGATACCACCGTCACCGTGACCCCGAGCTCACCGGCCCCACCCCCTCCCCCTCGGGATCAGGTGACACCGAGCACCCGTGGTTAGTGAGCACTGACTAACTTAACCCAGATGCACTGGTCAACCCAATGAGTCAATGCACCCAGTGAGTCAATGCACCCAGTGATTCATGTTAGTGGCTACTGACAATTGTGACTTCGTGCGCACGCGAACCCAGATGCATACGCTGGCGTTCACAATATGGACGGCATGTTGGTCATTTTTGACGAAGCCTCGGGTATTCCGGATTCAATCTGGTCGGTGGCCTCGGGGTTTTTTACCGAGAACATCCTTGATAGGTATTGGCTTGCTTTTTCGAACGGTCGCCGTAACAGCGGGTATTTCTACGAAATCGTAGATGGGTCAAAACGCGACTTTTGGGAATCTGAAAAGATCGACGCCCGTACAGTCGAGGGCACCGACAAGCAGGTTTACGAGCAAATCATTGCAGAATACGGTGAGGATTCTGACGAAGCCCGTGTCGAGGTCTATGGTGATTTTCCTAAAAGTGGTCAAGACCAGTTCATCTCGCCCGTGGTGGTGGAGGATGCGTTCAAACGACCCCCGTACAAGGACATGACTGCACCCATCGTGATCGGCGTAGACCCGGCGCGGGGCGGCATGGACAGCACCGTGATCCTTGTGCGTCAAGGGCGTGACGTGATCTCGATCAAGCGGCTCAAGGGTGAGGACACTATGAGCGTGGTGGGGCACGTTATTGACGCCATCGAGGAGTTCAAGCCGGTGCTCACGGTGATTGACGAGGGTGGGCTGGGCTACGGGATTCTTGACCGGCTCACTGAGCAGCGGTACAAGGTGCGCGGGGTGAACTTCGGGTGGAAGTCTAAAAATCCGGTGATGTGGGGCAACAAGCGTGCCGAGATGTGGGGTGCCATGCGCGACTGGCTCAAGTCAGCCTCGTTGCCGATGGACCGCGCACTCAAGAACGACTTGGTTGGACCCATGAAGAAGCCCAACTCGGCGGGTACTATTTTCCTTGAGGGGAAGAAGGAGATGAAGTCGCGGGGGCTGGCCTCCCCGGACGCTGCCGATGCGTTGGCCGTGACCTTTGCGTTTCCCGTGGCAAGCCGTGGGGAGTACAATTCTCGGAACACCGTGCGCACGATCAGCCGAGATCGGGGTGCCGTATCAACTGGATGGATGGGTCATTGATGATTTCATACGCCGAAGCAAAAAATGCTGGTTTGAAAAGGTATCAAACCGGCAAGCCATGCAAGCATGGGCACGTGGATGATCGCCTGACGTCAAATCAAACGTGCTGCGAGTGCAATCGGTTAAAGGTTTCACAATGGCAGAAATTAAACCCCGAAAAAGCGGCCAAGAACCACGCTAATTGGCGCGACCGCAACCCTGGTTTAGCAGCCAAACGCGCCAGTGATTGGTATCGTGACAACATTGACCAGCACAAGGCAACAATGACGGCAATGTTTGCGGAAAAACCGCACTTAAGGGCTGAGTTATCGTCAATAGCACGCGCAGCAAAGCTCAAACGAACGCCAAAATGGCTATCCAAAGATGAAAAGTGGATGATTGGTGAAATCTACCATTTGGCAGATGTGCGAACCAAGGTCACCGGCATTGTTTGGCACGTTGACCACATCATTCCATTGCGCGGTGAATTTGTTTCGGGTTTACATACACCGTACAATCTGCAAGTGATACCAGCCATTGACAACCTGAGAAAAAGTAACCGATATGACGCTTAAAGCGATGCAAAACTGCCTCATCATCGAGGTAGATGTCGAAAAACACGCCATGTTTGAGCTACTTTCGACAGAAAAGCAAGAAACTGGCATAGTTGTGTCCGCTGGTCCTGACTGCAAGGAATTGAAAGTCGGGGACCATCTTTATTTTGGCGTGGGGCAGGAGTTTAAGCACGGCGGCAAAGAATATGTCGTCATGCGCGAGCCCCACGTATTAGGAGTCCTCAATGGCTGATCAAACCGGCATCGCTGCCGCAGGCTACGTTGCCCAAGGTGGCAAGCCTGACAAGAGCAAATCGGGCATTTTGGCGCAGGCCCGATCGCGCTTGGACCTTGCCATGTCGGCGCTGTCTGAATCTCGTGAAGATGAGATTGACGACCTGAAGTTCTACGCTGGCAGTCCGGACAACCAATACCAATGGCCAGCCGATGTGCTGGCTACCCGTGGCGCGGTCCAAGGTCAGACCATCAACGCCCGTCCAACGCTCACGATCAACAAGCTGCCGCAGCATGTGCGCCAAGTGACCAACGACCAGCGGCAAAATCGCCCGGGGGCCAAGGTGATCCCGGTGGACGACAAGGCCGATGTGGACGTGGCCGAGGTGTTCAACGGCATGATTCGCCACATCGAGTACATCTCAGACGCTGATGTCGCTTATGACACCGCCTGCGAAAACCAAGTAACTTATGGTGAAGGCTACATTCGCCTGCTGACCGAGTATTGCGACGACACCACGTTTGACCAAGACATCAAAATTGGGCGAATTCGCAACAGTTTCTCGGTCTACATGGACCCCACGATCCAAGACCCCACGGGTGCGGACGCCAAGTGGTGCTTCATCACCGAGGACGTCACCAAAGAAGACTATGAGCGCATGTACCCCGATGCATCGCCCATCACGACCCTCCAATCGCTGGGTGTGGGTGACCAGTCGATCAGCAACTGGCTCAACGAAGACACCATCCGCATCGCGGACTACTATTACGTTGACTACGACCGCACCACGCTGAACTTGTACCCCGGCAACGCAACTGCGTTTGAGGGTACACCGGAAGATAAGCAACTTCGGGCGATCTACGGCAAGCCTAAACGCTCCCGCGAGTCTGACCGTCCACGGGTCAAGTACTGCAAGATCAACGGGTACGAGATTCTTGAGGAACGCGAGTGGGCGGGCAAGTGGATTCCCGTGATCCGCATTGTCGGCAACGAGTTTGAAATTGATGGCCGTTTGTACGTGTCTGGTATTGTGCGAAACGCTAAAGATGCGCAGCGTATGTACAATTTTTGGGTGTCGCAGGAAGCCGAGATGCTGGCGCTGGCACCCAAGGCACCGTTCATCGGCTACGGTGGTCAGTTTGAGGGCTACGAGGACAAGTGGAAGACTGCCAACACGCAAAACTGGCCCTATTTGGAGGTCAACCCTGACGTTACAGACGGTCAAGGTGCCGTGCTGCCACTGCCCCAGCGTGCCCAGCCTCCAATGGCGTCATCGGGCCTTTTGCAAGCCAAAGCAGGCGCTGCCGAGGACATCAAGGCCACGACAGGTCAGTACAACGCATCGCTGGGCATGGGGTCCAACGAACGCTCGGGTAAAGCGATTCTTGCACGCCAAAAAGAGGGCGATGTTGGCACGTACCACTACGGTGACAACTTGGCGCGAGGTGTGCGGCACATCGCTCGTCAACTGATCGACCTGATCCCCAAGATTTACGACACCCAGCGCATCGCCAGGATCATTGGTGAGGACGGCGAGACCAAGATGGTCAAGATCAACCCTGAACAGCAGGAGCCGGTCAACAAGATCGTGGACGAGCAGGGCATCGTGCTTGAGAAGATTTACAACCCCAGTGTCGGCAAGTACGATGTTGTGGCTGTGACGGGTCCAGGCTACGCCACCAAGCGCCAAGAAGCTCTTGAAGCAATGGCTCAACTGCTTCAGGGTAACCCCCAGTTGTGGCAGGTGGCCGGTGACCTGTTTGTCAAGAACATGGACTGGCCCGGTGCTCAGGAGATGTCCAAGCGGTTTGCCAAAACCATTGACCCCAAGATCATGGCAGACAACGACAAGTCGCCAGAGTTGCAGGCTGCCGAGCAGCAGATTCAGGCGATGGGTGCCGAGATGGAGCAAATGCACCAGATGATCCAGAACGTGAGCAAGTCCATTGAGGTGCAAGAGCAGCGCCGCAAGGACTACGAGGCCGAGATCAAGGCGTATCAGGCCGAGACTCAGCGCATCACGGCCACACAGGCCGGGATGAACGAGCAGCAGATTCAAGACATCGCAATGGGCGTGGTGGCTGCGGCAATGGAGTCAAACAGCCAGATTGGCGGCATCCCTGAGATGCCCGGTCAAGAGATGGACGTGGGCATGGAGGGTATGCCCGAGATGCCGCAGCCTATGCAACCAATGGAGATGCCGCAATGAACGCATCACAACTCGTAGGTCACCTGTTCCTGAGCCGGGACGTGGCGCACTCGGTTCACCTGAACACCCGCAGCTTCTCCAAGCACATGGCGCTCAACACGTTCTATGACGAGATCATTGACTTGGCCGACAAGTTTGCCGAAGCGTATCAAGGGCGGCATGGGTTGATTGGCCCGATTGTCGTACCCGCTGCCAAGAAAACCACCAACATCATTGAGTTCTTGCAAGCCGCCATGACCGAGATCGAAGACTCCCGGTACAAGGTCTGCGAGAAGACCGACACCCCGATTCAGAACATCATTGATGAGATCATTGGGTTGTTTTTATCCACACTGTACAAACTCAGATTCTTGGCATAATGCCAAAAAAGGAACCAAAATGGAACTTTTGAACCCACTGGCAGATGCCAATTTCCCCGCCCGTACCGTGGCATTTACCGGCACCGCTGGCTCCACGGGCGTCTGGCCTGCTGGCCCACAAGGCGTAGTGATCTGGGCTGACCAAGCCTGCTACGTTATCGTGGGTGAGGGCGTCACGGCCACCACTTCGGCCACACCAATCCCCGCCAACACCCCGATCCCGTTCAAGGTGCCTCAAGGTGGCGGCGGCACATGGCATGTGAGCGCGATCCAGATTGCCACCGGTGGCAACGTGTACGCCAAGCCGATCAACATTCAGTAAGCCGCCATGAGTTACTTCGGAATCCCCGTTCGCAATGGGTTGCCTATTGGGCTGGGGTCCGTAGCACCTCTGGCCTCCAGCACATCATCGCCATTCTCCCCTGCCTCCTTCTTTGCCAACGGCGAGCAGGGCTGGTGGTATGACCCATCAAACTTCGCCACCCTGTTTCAAGACAGCGCAGGCACCACGCCCGTGACAGCGATGGAGCAGCCTGTGGGGTTGCAGTTGGACTTGAGCAAGGGGTTGGTGCTTGGTTCTGATGTTTTTGATCCGACATGGTTGAATTCAACCGCAGGCTGGACGCTTGGTACAGGGACTTCAATTGGTTCCGGATCGTGGGAAAGCACGGGGACTAGTGGTGACACATTCAGGACTGTCCCCGGAATTTCTGGCGGCAGATGGTACGAGGTAAGTTTTACCATAACTAGAACGTCCGGATCGTTGGCTATTCTTTGTGGGAACCTTGTTACCACTACGCCAAACATAACTGCGTCAGGTACACAAACACTGAAGATTTTAAACAACAGCGCTTCATCGCAATTGTTTGTGCTGCGATCATCTGTTTTTGTAGGTTCCGTGTCCAACATCTCCGTCAAAGAACTCCCCGGCAACCACCGCTTCCAGACCACCTCAGCGAACAGGCCTGTGGTATCTGCGCGGGTGAACCAAGCAACTCGCAGCGAAAACATAAGCGATGCTGCGTGGGCGAAAAACGGACTTGTGAGCACTGCCGGTAACTTGATGACTGAGGCTGCAACGACCGGCGGCCACCGTATTGAGCAAACATCCACTGTGGTCAACGGGGCAAACTACGTATTCTCGTTTGAGGCAAAACGAAACGGCAGAGATATTCAAGCGTTCTTGGACGCCACCGCATTTGGATCAAACGCATGGGTCAACTTTGATCTTGCAAGCGGAGCAGTCGGTACAAAAGGCGTAGCCGCCACTGCAACCATTACTGCCAGCGGTGATGAGTATTACATTTGCACCGTAACAGCCACGGCTATTGCAACAGGAGCCGTCACATATTACTTGGCCCTAACCAATTCTTCTTCTGCTGCAAGAAACCCGTCCTACACCGGGGACGGAACTTCTGGTGCATACACCACAAAAATTGATTTCCGACCCACAAACCAAGGCGTAGGCCTCCCCGCATACCAGAGAGTCAACACCAGCACGGACTACGACAGCACAGGCTTTCCGACGTACATCAAGCCCAACGGCAGCAACCAGTGGATGCAAACCAACAGCATCAACTTCAGTTCTACGGACAAGATGACCGTGTGGCAGGGGGTGAGGAAGTTGAGTGATGCTGCTAGAGGCATGATTGCTGAACTTAGCACCAACGCCACTAACAACGGTACTTTTGCGGTTACAGCGCCTAACGCAAGTGCAGCTTCAAATTACGCAACCGTAGTCACCGGGTCTGCGGTAAATATCAGAGAATTTGCTACATACGCAGCCCCAATAACCAACGTGCTTGCAATAAGTATGGCTTCTGCTTCGGCTGGTTCTGGTGCGGAGGTAACAATGAGAATAAACAATGTAGTTAATGCAGGCACTGTCGGCCCTAATTTTGGTGCAAGTACAGGCAACTACGGCAGCTACCCCGCTTACTTCTACATGCGGGCTGGCACTTCCCTGCCCTTCAACGGCCACGACTACGGCTCAATCGCCCGAGGCGCAGCATCCACCGCAGCGCAGATCACGGCTGGTGAGACGTACATCAACTCAAAAACGAAAGCCTTTTAAATGGACTCCACACTCGCAACCGTCATCGTGCTGGCAGCAGACCAGGCAGCAGCGCAGGCCGACTTCCCCGACTATTTCAACGCCCCGGCCAGCCCGGATGGTCAGCCACCGATCACCAACTACCTGACAAACGGGTACTTTGATGACAACGAGCTGGACACCATCTGCAACGATGTCACATGGCCGCGCAAGGTGTACTTCGGCACGCTCGAAACAGGTCTGCAAAAGGCAGGCTTGATGCTGGTGCACCCCGAGCCAATTATTGAGTAATTTCGCATGTGCCTAAAATTTAGGCATAATGCAAACAAACCGTACCAGTGAGGTTCACTGGGAACTCAAACGAGTTAAAAATGACTGAAGAAGTCCAAACCTTAGCGGAAGTAGACTCCGCGCCAGCACCAGAAGCAACGGCTGCTCCTGAGACGCTTGATACCGCGCCGGAAGTCGTCGAGAATCAAAACGATCAGGTCGAGGAGAAAAAATACTCCCAGGCTGAGATTGACGCGATGATCGGCAAACGCCTCGCAAGAGAGCAACGTAAGTGGGAACGAGAACAGCAACAGCGTGCTGCGGAAACGCAAATCGTGAAAGCTGCACCAACGGCATCCGTTGATCAGTTTGAAAGCCCTGAAGCCTATGCGGAAGCACTGGCGTACCAGAAGGCTGAGGAACTGCTTGCCAAACGTGAAGCCGCCAAGCAGCAATCTGCCGTACTCGAAAGCTATCAGGAACGTGAAGAAGCAGCGCGGGACAAGTACGATGACTTTGAACAAGTCGCCTACAACCCCAAGCTCCCGATCACCAACGTGATGGCCGAAACGATTCAGTCTTCGGACATTGGCCCCGAGTTGGCTTACTACCTCGGCTCCAACCCCAAAGATGCTGAACGTATCTCACGCATGACGCCACTCAGTCAGGCAAAAGAAATTGGGAAAATTGAGGCCAAATTGGCCGCAGAACCTCCCATGAAACGAACCACGTCTGCACCTGCACCGATTAAACCTGTCGCCGCACGATCCTCTGGATCACCGACTCACGACACCACGGACCCACGGTCTATCAAGACCATGACGGATTCGCAGTGGATTGAGGCCGAACGCGCCCGACAGATCAAGAAGTTGCAAGCGCAGGCAATCCGCTAATTTTTGAAAAAAGGAATGCAAAATGGCTAATTCGATCCTGACAATTGATATGATAACTCGCAAGAGTTTGGAGATTCTCGAGAATAACTTGGTGCTCACTCGCAACGTGAACCGCCAGTACGACGACAGCTTCGCTGTGGAAGGTGCCAAGATCGGCTCCACCCTGCGTATCCGTCTGCCCGACCGCGCTCTGGTCACTGACGGTGCCGCCTTGCAAGTCCAAGACGACAACGAGCAGTTCACCACTTTGACTGTCTCCAACCAGAAGCACATCGGCGTGAACTTCACTTCTGCCGAATTGACCATGCAGTTGGACGACTTCGCAGAGCGTGTGTTGAAGCCTCGTATCAGCCAGTTGGCCTCCAGCATCGACGCTGACGTGGCGAACAGCTACAAGTACATCGGCAACACCGTTGGCACCCCAGGCACCGTGCCTGCTACTTCCGCTGTTCTGTTGGCTGCCCAGCAGAAGCTGAACGAGAACGCTGCCGTGATGGACCCCCGTTACGCCACCGTGAACCCTGCTGCCAACGCTGGCTTGGTTGAAGGCCTCAAGGGTCTGTTCAACCCAACCGACACCATCAGCAAGCAGTTCCGCAACGGCATGATGGGCACTGGTGTGTTGGGCTTCAATGAGATCAACATGTCTCAGTCCATCAAGCAGTTCACCACTGGCTCACGTGGTGCCACTGGCGCTACTTTGTCGGCTGCTGTGACCGCTGAAGGCGCGACCTCCATCGTCATCACTGGTGGCGGCAACGCTGGCGTGGTCAAGCAAGGTGACGTGTTCACCGTGGCTGATTGCTTCGCCGTGAACCCACAGACCCGTGAGTCCACTGGTTCGCTGTTCCAGTTCGTGGCCGTTGCTGACGTGACCCTGAACGGCTCTGGCGCTGGCACCATCACCGTGGCTCCTATGTTCTCGGCCAGCCAAGCCTTGGCTACCGTGGACGTGCTGCCACAAAGCGGCAAAGCTGTCGTATTCGTGGGTGCTGCCTCCACACAGTACTCGCAGAACTTGGTGTACCACAAGGATGCCATTACCTTTGCCACTGCCGACCTGTTGCTGCCCCAGGGTGTCGATATGGCCGCCCGTGCTGTGCACAACGGCATCAGCCTGCGTATCGTGCGTCAGTATGATATTAATAATGATAGAATGCCATGTCGCCTCGATGTACTTTACGGATATTCTGTAATTCGCCCCCAAATGGCAGTTCGCATGTGGGGTTGATCAACTGATACGGCATAAGTAGTGATACACTAACCTCACCCTAACAAGTGAGGCTAGTATGGACCCGAAAATATGCTGTATCAAAGAATGCGAGAACCCTGTGTCTGCACTTGGACTTTGCGTCAATCATTGGCGGTTAAACCGTAAATACGGATCACCTGTGGCTCTTAAGTCACACTCTGGTCAGTTTCGCGGTTTATCTGCTGAAGATAGATTTGAACGACAAGTAAAGAAAACGGATGGCTGTTGGACTTGGATTGGTGGGCGAGATAAAAACGGCTACGGTATTTTTAAAGGCGAAGTGGCGGGAGTGCTTTTTAAAAGAGCGCACCGTTTCTCGTATGCGTTTCATACGGGCGATCTACTTGTAGGTCGGCAAGCACTTCATTCATGTGATAACCCTAGCTGCGTAAATCCCGCGCACCTGTCTTCAGGAACAAATGCTGACAACATGAAAGACAAGGCTGACAAAGGACGCGCTAAAGCGCCTTTTGGTGCCGCAAACATTCATGCTGTCCTTACCGAAGAACAGGCTCAAAACATTCTTACAGACCCTCGGCCTTACGCAGCAATTGCAGCAGACTACAACGTAGCAGCGTCAACCATTGGCAGTCTTAAGCAGCGTCAATCTTGGAGTCATCTCCAAGGTGAGGTTGTCAAGCACACCCGGATTGGCAATCGAGGTGAAAAGTCGTATGCTGCGAAAGTAACAGCGCAAAATGTGCTGGCGATTCGCGCAAGCAATGAATCGGGTAAGGTTTTGGCAGAACGATACGGACTGTCCCCACAATCTGTATCAGACATTCGCAAATTTCGTTCTTGGAAACACATTTAAAAGGAATTCATCATGGCTCTCCCTAACGGCGCAGGCGGTTACCAAGTTGGTGCAGGCAACCGCG